CATCACCTTAACCAGCGGTTGCCAGTAAGTTTATTCAGTCACTCCCATGTTGCGTCCAACAAATATATTATAGCATATCAAAAATATTTGTCAACTGCTTTATACGATTTTCTGCAATTTTATAATATTCTTCATTTATTTCAATTCCTATAAAGTTTCGATTTAAATTTTTACAAGCAAGTCCAGTTGTTCCTGACCCCATAGTAAAATCTAATACAACATCATTCTCATTACTATGTGTTTTAACCAAATTTTCTAATAGTGCTAATGGTTTTTGAGTTGGATGTAGATTTGATGTTAAAATATCTCTCTTGTAATTTAATACTTGTAAAGGATATCTAGTTCCATCATCTTTATATTCTTTTGGTTTTTTTACTGATGAACTTTCTACAAGAGTTCCAAGTTTTCCTTTACCAATTTTATTACTTCTCAACTTACCAGTATGAATTGTTTTTTGTGGATTATATGTTGCATTCTTTTTATGAAAAACAGAAATTGTCTCTATAACCTTACCAGGTCTCTTTTTCAATTGCATAATATTTGTCGCTCTTTCTTTTTGCCAGTACCAATCATATTTGTAATCATCTATATTACTAACTCTCATAAAACTACTAAATGGTTCTTGACCAAATAATAATGTAGGGCAATGGGGTTTGGATATTCTTTTTAACTGAGACCACATTTCTTCAAAAGGAATAATAATATCCCACTTACAAGATGTAGTTCCATATGGAGGATCAGTGATAATTGAATCAATACTATTATCAGGTAAAGATTTCATTACCTCCAAACAATCTCCATGATATAATTGTATATCACTCATTCAATAAATTCCACAATTCTTCATAATCCATTTTAGCATAAAGATAATTGTCTATGTGATATTTTATGTTAGCATTTTTTAAATGGAATTGACCTTCACCAGTATTACCTCTATGCTGTTTGTCTGAATATTGAATATTTGTATCCTCACTAATTTTTTCACTTGGTATCTCAAAAACATATATCATATCCTTAAAGAAAACACCATACCATAGTATATCAAAACAACCAGTCTTTACTTGCTGTATATTACAATCCCATTTCTCTAATAACTTATTATCATCTTCAATCAATCTAACTGAATTATCTCTCATCAATACTTCACATATATTTGATTCTGTTATTGGTTCTGCTTTTCTAAATGCTCTCGATACTTTTACTTCTCCCTTTTTACCACCTAATTTTTTATCATATGATAAGTCGTCAGATTTTTCTAAACCTTTAATAATTTTAGTCATGAGGATTTCTCCAACATCACCAAATTTTCTAGTATTTAAATTGCAAATGGAGGTTACTAAGTTGTTCACGAATACTTTTTATGTTATTCATATTATAACATAAAAAATGAGGAGTGTCTAGTCCTCCCCATCATTTTTTTTCTTCTTTGCTCCAATATTATATTTGGTTTCTAATATCCAATCTCCCTTATCTTTATAAGATAATACTTTAATTTGGTTCAAAGGTGCAATATCTTGAATTCTGATTGCATCTACAACTCCAACTAAACCCCAGTCAGCAAGAAGTTGAGCAATACGATTCCTACGCTGAACGTCATTAACAGTAAGATTAGCGTGTTTGCCATCAAGGGCAAATAATTCTTTAAAGTGGACAAGAAAATACCTCCCCTGCTTATGCAGTATGTGACATGATTGATATATCTTCTTTTCTTTCCTACTTGCTACACCAATTCTTGTTAGAGTTTCTCTTACTTTAAGGAAATCATCAGGTTCATTTAATGTAACTTCAACCATTTGGTCAGGATTCCAAGTGACCTCTGGTTCTTTAACAACACTCATTTCGCTCCTCCAGTATCAAATTTAGATTTTATAAAGTTGAGTTGTTCTTTAGTCAGAATTTTCAAAGCTTGTTTTGCTTTTTCGTTACTAAAACCATAATAACGTTTTACATAATCAAGGTCTTTGATCATATCCTTACGAAGCCAAGGAGAAAATCTCTTCTTAGTTCTGAGACTATTTATAAAAAAGTCATATTGCATCTTCTTTGGTAAGAAAGAATACATATTCATTTCATTTGCAAACATCACTGCATCGAGATGTCCAGAGAAACAGCGGTTAATAATATATGGGGGATAATCCTTTTCAATACTAGGATCATCATCAATCAAATTTTTCTTAGATTGATTGATTGAATTTAACCAATCTTTAAGTTCCATAGTTAACCACCAATCGCTTCTTCATCCATAGTTTTATTTCTTATAATAATTGTATTGCTATCATAGTCAGGATAAAATTCAATAATATCTTCATTATCCCAACACATCTCTTCATAGAGCATATTAAGTTTCATCATGTCTTGATACATGTCTGATGGTCTATCTTCCATTAAAATACTCCTATATTGTAATTGAAGAGAAGTAATTCTTTTCTTGTTTTCTGTTCTCTCATATACTCTCCGACTGAACGCATAGTATATGTGAGATCAAATTCAGCAACATTCCAATTCTTAAATCTATCTTTAACTAATTGGTCTGAGTTGTAACTGATTAACATATCAGAATTATATATTTCACAACTTTCTGCAAAATTATCGTGATTGAATTTTTTGTGCATTGAACCCTTTTTACCATATAAATTATCCTTGATATCATATGGTGGGTCAAGATACATGAATGCTTTTTCTCCATCTCCTAACATATGACGATAATCAACATTTGTAATGTACCAGTTCTTAATCAGTTCCGTATACATTGGTAACTTATCAATTCCTCTCATTGAGAAGTTTGCATCACTTGCCTGTTCAGAGAACGAAGATGATTCTGTAAGACCACTAAAAGAACATTTGTTTACTATGTAAAATGCAACAGCACGTTCTTGGTCAAGAGTTGTTTCATCACTTAGTTTTTCTTTTGCTTGAGAAAACAATTCTCTTGCAGAAGCACGGTCAGGATATCTTGATTTAATGTCCTTTAATGCTAGATGTAAGTATTCTCCATTACATTGAAGATGTAACCAAAAATTATATAATGGTTCATACAAATCATTTACAACAATTTTTAGATTAGGATATTTTTTTGTAATATGCAATGCAACACTACCACCACCTAAAAATGGTTCGTAGTATACATCGTAATCTCTAAGGTCTGGAAAGAACGGTTCCATCTTTTTACAAGCACGAGACTTGCCACCAGGATATCTTAGAGGTGTCTTATATGATTTAAGTGAACTAATCGTCGTGGTCATCCCAAGGGTCGGTTAAATTTTGATTTGCAAAGAATCCTCTGTATATTCCGTAACCTGCTAATAGAATTGTAATTACTGCAATTGAAACAGGAAAGGTAATATTAGGATCAAGATTAAGATGTGATATCAATATACAAACCCTCTACTTTTTCTCAACTCTTCAAGTTCAATTTTAATTTCAATTATTTCAGTAAGGTCTTTTACTGATTGTGACATAGATTGATATCCTGCACCGACAAATATTTGTCCTGCCATTACAGCAAATGTGCAAGCACCCCAGAAGATGTAATACTGATAAGATTTAATTTGTGCTTTAGTTTTAGCAAAAGTTGATTTAGACATTATAAAATTAATTTTTTAGTTGGTTGAGATATTTTACCAAACATGGTATTGTATTGCTCAATAATATCTGGATTTGGATCTGCCTCATAGACAACATATTTTTTAGTAACTTCAATTCCTTCACCTTTTGCTAATAAAGGAGACCACGGAGCAAAACCAATTCTTCCCTCCTGTTGAGTAGGAACAGCTACTATTGGATTTTCGATTATATAATAATCAGTTGTTTTCTCAACTACGTCGGTGATTACGTCTTCACCAGACCACATACGGATTAATTTAACGGTCATTTAAATTCACACTCCACCATAATTTCAGTTAAACAGGCTAATAAGTTAATTTCTTGGTCTGCTACAAAGGCAATTTGATATTGATACTTTGCAATAATCAAGACCGCTGCAGGTATTGTGCCTGGTACAAGCACTTCGTATAATGAGTCGTATATTCGTCTCATCAATACACCTGAGTCATTATCAAGATTATCTACACACCATTTCCGAACCTCAGAGAAGTTCTTCATCTTGAGATTCTTCATTAGGTCATTTACAGATACATCTGAGAATGCTGCTAATATACCACTATCTATCTTACCACTTACTGAGTATCTTTGACACTCATTCAACACTCTCCTCCAATCAGGAAAGTGTTTATTAATTAATTCTGCTACAACTTTCTTATCTGCATCTATCTTTTCGTCTTCTAAAATTTGAGTTAATCTTGAGAAGAATTGTGCTGCGATTGTTGGTTTATCTCTTTTGTGTATAGCGAAATCAACAACACTGCACCGAGAATGGAGAGGTTCAATGATTTTGTTTTTGTAATTGCAGGTGAAAATAAATCTACAGTTCCCTGAGAACTCCTCAATACTCGCTCTGAGAAGTAGTTGTACGTC